GCTTTTGAATACTATAAATTACAAACTGAAAGGTTTAATTATAAACATAATTTTTAAATATATGAATTATAGAAAAAAATATCAAGATGAATATTTTTCAAAAACTGGTAAATTAATGCCGAAAGAATATGAAGTTCACCATATTGATGCAAACAGAGAGAATAATATTTATGATAATTTAATTGGTTTACCTAAGCAATTGCATAAAATACTACATTCACGAATTGGATTAATTCCTAAAATACCATTAGAAAATTTGATTGAATTATATGAAAAAACAAATAAAAATTTTACAAACGAAGCTTTAGTTTATTGGATTAAAAAAAGGCTTGAACTTGTGGGATTAAGTAATGAAATACAGAAAAAAAATACAAAATTAATAGCAAAAAGGAGAATGAAATTTTATCAAATTCATTTACAAAATAGAAAATTTAAAGAATAATTAAACAAACAAAACAAAAATGCTAAAACAATTAGAGACTATAAATATTAATGACTTTTTTGCCATAGGTATTGAACTGAAAAGAAAATCAGGAAACGAAAAAACAAAATGTCCAAAATGTAAGGACCAAAGAAAAAATAAACATGACAACCCCCTTAGTGTAAATATCGACAAAGGTTTATATAATTGTCACAATTGCGGTTGGTCGGGCAATGTTAAACTTAAGCAAAAAAAAACTTACTATTTACCAGTTGAACAAAAGTCAGAATTATCGGACCGAACGATTTCGTGGTTTAATAAAAGAGGTATAACAGAGGCAACTCTTAACAATTGGAAAATTGGAGAATCTGTCGAATACTTTCCTCAAGTAGATAAAAAACGAAAGGCAATTAATTTTAAATATTTTAAAGAAAATAAACTAATTAATATTAAATACAGAGACGGTGAAAAGAATTTTAAAATGATTTCTAATGCTGAACTTATATTCTACGGCTTAGATAATATTAAAGAGATGGACGAAATTTATATTGTTGAGGGTGAGATGGACGCTTTAAGTTTACATGAGTCGGGAATATATTCTGTTTGTTCCGTTCCAAACGGTGCATCAAAAGGAAATCAAAGACTTGACTATTTAGATAATTGTTTTACTTACTTTGAAAATAAAACAAAAATTATTCTTTGTACTGATAACGATGAGGCGGGTTTATTATTAAGAAACGAACTTGCAAGGCGGTTCGGACATTATAAATGTAAATATGTAGAATTTGGCGAATATAAAGACGCTAATGAGGTTTTAATAAAAAAAGGTAGTGAGACCCTCAGAAATATTTTAAAAGAAGCAAAAGACTTTCCACTTGAGGGAATTTTAAATATTCATGATATTTGGCAAAACGTTTTAAATTACAATGAACATGGAATTAAAAATTATAATATAGCACTTGGCGATTCTAATGAGTTTTTTAATGTTTGTTTAGGGGAATGGTCTGTTATTACAGGAATACCAAACGCAGGAAAATCAGACGTTGTTGACCAAATATGTTGCAATTTAGCGTTAAAACACGATTTTAGAATTGGAATGTTTGCCCCTGAGTCATTCCCATATGAGGGACATATTAAAAGAATTGCAAATAAGTTAAATGAAAAAAATTGTAATACTGAAATATTAAATAATTCAAAGGCATTTATTGAGGACCATTTTTATTTTGTTAAAATAGACTTAGAAAACTTAACACTTAAAAACATATTGAAACAATTTAAAGACTTAGTATTTCAAAAGGGAATTAATATTGTTGTAATTGACCCTTATAATATGTTAGACCATTCGGCACAAAGGGACCATTCTTATGTTGGAAAAATATTATCTGAAATAACGCAATTCTGTCAGCAAACAAACACACATTTATTTTTAGTTGCTCACCCTCGTAAAATGGACATTGAAAATAATAAATATAGGATACCAACGCCTTATGATATTTCAGGGTCCAGCGACTTTTTTAATAAAGCATATAATTGTTTGACTGTTTATAGAAATATTGGTCAGCCTTGTGAGTTTGGCTCTGACACCGTTTCAATATATGTACAAAAGGTTAAACGTAAAGAAAACGGTAAACAAGGCGATTTCATGATTGCCCCCGACTTTAAAAATGGCGGTTGCTATAAATGGCTTAATAAAGAAAAACAAAGGTTTGAAGTGATAAAAGATTCAGTTCCTTTTTAATATGATAACAAATTGCATAATTTTATTTTATACCTTTACAATAAATTTTCAAATGTTTGAAATTCGTTTTTTTCCTGTTTATGGTTTTGCTTTAGGAGTAAACTACTGGGACTCTGCAATGGACGACAATTATGATAATAGTATTGAAACAACTCACATGATACAAGTTTTTTTAACACTATTTGGTATTTCAATTATTTGGTATAAAGATATTTAAAACAGTTATGGCATACGACCCAAAAGAACTTGAACAAAAGGCTTTAAAAGCTATTAAAACTCATAAACTAATGTTTATTGAGCATTTAGTTGCTTATTTACCATGTTCAAAGAGTACATTTTATGATTTTAAATTGCACGATTTGGACACTATAAAAAAAGCAATTGAACAAATGAGAATATCACGCAAAACAAAAATGCTATCTAATTGGATTGATTCCGAAACGCCATCTTTGCAAATAGCTGCAATGAAAATGATAAGCGAGGAGCATGAGGCTCACCGATTAAATGGTTCCCGTCAAGAGATAAAACATAAAGGCGGAGTTAAATCAACTCTAATCAAATGGAAACCAGCGGAAGACAAGAAGTAACGCAATACTTAAATAAACAGTTTTACCAAATACATGAATCAAAGGCTCGCTTTATAGTACAACAAGGTGGCACAAGATCAGGAAAAACTTGGGCGTGTTGTCAATATATAGCCTTTTTACTTACTGATTCAACAAAGCCCTTAGTCATATCAATAATAAGAAAAACACTTCCAGCACTTAAAGGGTCAGTTCAAAGAGACTTTATTCATATACTTCAAGAGACAGGCATATACTGGGACGGTGTACATAACAAAGCCGAAAATACATTTAAATATTATGACGGTGATAATAACGTTGAGCATTTGGTTGAGATGCTGTCAGTTGATGAGCCGCAAAAAATACGTGGTAGGAAAAGAAATATAGCTTTACTTGAGGAGACTAATGAATTATTACTTGAGGACTTTCGTCAAATAAACATGAGAACAACTGATTTTATAATTATGACATTTAATCCAAGCGACCCCGTTCATTGGATATACGACGAAGTAATTCCACGCAATGATTGTGATTTGTTTATTACAACTTACAAAGATAATAAACACCTAAGCCCTGAGTTAATTAAAGAGATTGAACGCATGAGGGAACGGGACGTTGATTATTGGCGTGTATATGGTCAGGGTCAAAGGGCTGTTTTGTCAAGACGACAAATATATAATAACTGGAAGTTTATTGATTATAAAGATTTTCCTAACGCTGACTATGTTTATTTGGGACTTGACTTTGGTTTTTCAAATGACCCTTTAGCAATTTGTGAAGTTCGAAAGGTAGGCGATAAATTATATGTTCATGAAATATGTTATAAAAAGGGAATGACTAATCAAGATACAGCAAATTTTTTAATTGATAATGGTTATAATGATACTTTAGTTTATTGCGATTCAGCTGAGCCAAAAAGTATTGAGGAGTTAAAACGATTAAATATATATGCAAAGGGTGCCATAAAAGGACAAGGGTCAATCAATGCGGGAATAAGTTTAATAAAAGAATTTGACATTTATTTATCTAATGAATCAAAGAACTTTATAAAAGAATATCATTCTTATTACTGGCATGAATTAAAAGACGGGACCATTATAAACAAACCACTTGACTGTTTCAATCATTTACAGGATAGTCTCCGTTATGTCGTTTATAGCGTATATTCTAAACGGAATGATTTCTTTGTAATATAATTCTTACTTTTGTATAATAAAATTCTTTTAAATAAATGGCATCACTTTTAGAACGCTTTCGAAAACTTGTTACAAAAAACAATCAAAGCACAAACATCGATTATAATAAAGCAATTTATAATTATTTAGGCAATACGTTTGTTAGTTCTCAAGAAAACGACGACAGCTATATTAATAAGGGCTATCGTTTTAATTCAACCATTTATTCGATTGTTAATTTAATAACAAAATCAGCAACAACAATTCCATTTCAAGTTTATGAGATACAAAACGCAAATGATTTAAAAAGATATAAGTCATTAACTAATGGCGATTTTAACACAACAACCTTGCACAACGCTAAAATATTACAAAAGAAATCTTTAATTGAATTAGAAAACACCGAATTACATGAGTTATTAGACAGACCAAACCCCGCTCAATCATTCAATACTTTTATAAGTGAAATACTTGCCTTTGGTTTGTTAACTGGCAATCGTTATATCTACGGCATTGGTCCCGACACTGGTATTAATCAAAATAAATATAAAGAACTTTACGTTTTACCGTCTCAAGTTATGCAAATAGAGTCAGGCGGTATAATGGACCCAGTTCGAGAATATTCACTTGAATACAACGGGAATTTTAAAATACCAGCTGAACAAATACTTCACATAAAAGACTTTAATCCTTATTACGATGGAACGGGTTCTCATTTATATGGAATGTCTCCACTTAAAGCGGGACTCAGAACAATGGACGCAAATAACGAGGCATTAACAACTGGTCTTAAATATTTACAAAATCAAACCGCAAGGGGTGTATTAATGTCAGACGAGGGAGATTTAAACGAAGTACAGGCAAGACAATTAAAAGATAAATTCAAACAACAATATCAAGGTTCTAAAAATGCGGGTGATGTTGTTATTACGCCGAAAAAATTATCATGGATTAATTTTGGATTGAACGCCAGTGATTTATCATTAATAGAACAATATAACGCAAGTATCAAAGACCTTTGTAATATTTACAATGTCCCTGTTCAATTGTTAAACAATACCGACGCAAGTACTTACAACAATCAAAAAGAAGCGAAAAAGGCATTATATCAAAACGCCGTTATTCCTCAAATGGTAAAAATAAGAGAGGAATTAAATCGTTGGTTGGTGCCTCAATATGGTAATAATCTATATATTGATTTTGATTTTACTGTTGTGCCTGAATTACAGGAGGAAATGGACAAGGTTGTTGGACAAATGTCTCAGGCGTGGTGGTTAACACCAAACGAAAAAAGAAGTGCAATGTCTTACGGTGTCGATGAAGACAATAGTCAATTAGACGATTATTATATTCCGTCAAATTTATTGCCAATTGGACTCAATGATATTCCTGAACAACCCGTTGAACAATTAAACATTGACGTTAATAATTTATTATCAAAAAGTAAACTAAGACGGGACGTATATACAACACAAGAAGAGGCAGCGGACAGGGCAAAAGAAATCGGTTGCATTGGAACTCATTCACACGATGAGGACGGTAATAAAATTTATATGCCTTGTAAAACTCACGAAGATTATATTTCAGCAACTGGTCAAGACGTAAAAGAGAAAAAAGAATTAAAACAAGATTCATATAACAATTATCCGCAAGGTGCCACAAACAACGCTAAAAGAATGTTAGGCTGGCGTGAAAAATACGGGCGTGATGTTGTAAAAGGCGGTACAGATATAGGTTGGAAAAGAGCCAATCAATTAGCTAATAGAGAAAATTTATCAGTTGAAACAATCAAAAGAACTTATTCTTTTTTATCGAGGCATAAAGACAATGCAATTATTTCAGATAAATTCAGAGACGAACCATATAAGGACAGAGGTTATGTCGCATATAATCTTTGGGGAGGTGCTGCAATGTTTAAATGGGCAAAAAAAATATCTGAAAATGACTAATGGATTTAAAAAAAATCAAAGCCAATTGGATTAATGAGTTTTCGAAACAACTTGAAAGAGGCGAACGCAAAGAGGTCAATAATACATTTAATTATTATTTAAAGGAATATCAAAAAGGAATTGATTTATTTTTAACTCAAAACAAAACCACTGGATTTGATAATTTATTTTCTTTAGACTCTTTAACAAATATTTATATTACTACTTATATTAATATTGGTCTAAGGTTTGCGAATTGGTACGCTAAAAACTTTGAAAAATTTATAACTAAAAATATTAACCCAAATGATTATAATGATATTTGGGAGCAACAATTTGCAACTTTAGGTAATCAAATTGCAGGTGAACGAATTACTTTAGTTCAAGGAACTGCAAAAAAAACATTAACAACCACATTAAAAAAGTTTATGGCGGACCCTGAGTTTATGTCTTTAAATGAACGAGAGGCACAAAAAATATTAAGAAATAGATTTAAACAAATATCTAAGTTTCAGGCTCAAAGAATAATAAGAACCGAAGCCACAAACGCCGCTAATTTTGCAACCTTACAATCGGCAACTGATATATTTGGCAAAGAACAAATGCAAAAAGAATGGATTTCAGCTTTAGATGAGAGGACCCGTTCGGCTCATGCCGCTGCTCATGGTCAAATAGTTGACTTTAATAAAAAGTTTAACGTAGGCGGTGAAATGTTAAATCATGCAGGAGACCCCGCAGGGAGTGCCAAAAATGTTGTTAATTGTAGATGTACGACAGCACCGTTTCCAAAAGAGGTTCCAACGCTAAATGATAGTTATTCAATGCCATTATTTACAGGGGCAATAATAGCAAATGAATTAACAGAAAACGATAATTAATAAATTTAATATCTTTGTATTATGAATAAAATTATATATAAAGCGTCTCCAATTGGAGAACTAATTGACGCAGACGAAAAAAGCGGAATGGTAAAAGGTTACGGGTCGGTATTTGGAAACATTGATTCAGATGGCGATATAATAAATAAAGGTGCCTATACTAAAACAATAAGCGAAAACGGTAAGCGTGTAAAATATTTATACCAGCATGATATGGATAAACCACTTGGAAAAATGGTTGACTTATATGAAGATGAAAAAGGTTTAGTTTTTGAAGCCTCAATCCCTAAAACACAATTAGGGACTGACGTTATAGAACTAATGAAAGCGGGTGTAATTACAGAAAATAGTGTTGGTATTTTACCAATAACAAAAGAAATAATAGGCGATAATAGACATATCAATGAAGTTAAACTCTTTGAAATATCGGCGGTTACTTTAGCGGCAAATGACCAAGCAATGATTTTGGACGTTAAGGGTAATATTGACCGAGACAAAGTTTTAAACCGATATGACAAAATTGCTAAATTAATTCGCAAAGGAAATATTTCAGACGACTTAGGTTTTGCCTTAGAGGCTGAGATACTTAAACTTAAATCAATTTTTAATGATACAATCACTTTGCCGACTGATATTGAAGTCACAGAGCCGATGCAAGTAAAAAACGACGAAAGTGAAATATTTAATTATTTGTTTAATGTTCTAAAAAAATAAAATTATGGACGAAAATATAAAAAATCAACTGGACCAAATTGGTGACATCGTTGATAGTAAAATCGAAAAAGCGTTTAAATCCTCACAGGATAACGCTAAGGGAGAGATTGAGGAGTCGTTAAAAAGCGAAATTTCAAACTTAACTAATGAATATTTAGCTAAAAATAATGAGGCTAACAAGAGAATGGACGCAATTGAAATGAACGCTAAAAAATCAGCTTCAAATCAAAAACCAATGAATCTAAAAACAGCTTTAAAAGATGCAATCGAGGGCGGTGCAATTGAAAACCTTAAAAAAGGAAACTCAAGAGCTGCCTCTTTTGAAATCAAAGCTGATATGACTACTGGTGCTGACTTTACTGGCGAGGTAATTGCTGCGAGTCGTGTTCCTGGAATTAAGTATGACCCGTCAAGTCCCGTTCACGTTCGTGACATGGTGCCTGTTGGGACTACAAATTCAGACGTCGTTCGTTATGTAACTGAGTCAGCATATAATCAAGGGGCTGCGGCTACCGCTGAGGGTTCAGCTTTAGGACAGTCAGATTTCAATCTAACTGCATCAACTGCAAACGTTGAGCTACTTGGAACATATTTGAGAATCTCTCGTCAAATGATGGAAGATACTGAGCAATTGACTTCTTACATTTCTGCAAGAATACCAAGCAAGTTAATGGCTGTTGAAGATGACCAAGTTCTTGGAGGAAACGGAGTTGCTCCTAATTTACATGGACTTAGAAACACAGCGACTATTTGGTCGAATAATGCGTCTGGTTATGCTGCGGGAGTTATTGCTAACCCACAAAATTTTGATGTATTAATTACAGCAAAAAACCAAGTTGAGAAAGCTAATTACCGAGCGACTAATATATTAATGCACCCGACAGATTTCAATAAATTGTTATCTACTAAAGACGGTGATTCAAGATATATTAAGGACCAAGTTTATCAAGGACTTGCCCCAAGTTTTGCAGGTATTCCAATTGTTACGAATACAAACATGGCAGAGGGTGAATTTATTCTTGGAGACTTTGCACAAGCTGCTCAATTATGGGTTCGTGAGAACGCAGGAGTTGAGTTTTTTGAGCAAGATTCAGATAATGTTCAAAAGAATTTTATCACTGTTAGAGTACAGGAAAGAGTTGCTTTTGCGACGTATTTACCAAATGCGTTATGTAGAGGTTCATTCGCTACTGTTATCGCAGCTTTATAATAAGTTAGCGTTTATATTTAAAAGGGGGCTAAATGTCCCCTTTTTTTATGCCCTAAACTTTTTTTTAAAATAAAATGTAAAATATTTTTGCTATATATAAAATATTTCTTATATTTACATTGTAAAACAATAACAATTAAAAAAAACAATTATGAAAACTTACTTAAACACATTATTAAAAGAAAAAGGAATTAGCCAAGAAACAATTATTGAAGTTCAGGGTCAAGAATGGGGAACAAATTTTATTCCTTTGTCAATTGTAATTGATTTTTTATCAAACGCAAATAAAACAACACAATTAAATGCAAAAAACAATCTTATAAAAATAGATTTTTACAACGGCGACATAATGCACTTTTTTACATACATAGCAAAATTTATCGCAAAATAAAACAACGGGGGTGTAAAAACCCCCTAAAAAAAACAATTATGGCACAAAATAAAATAAAAACGATATCAATAACTAAAACGGAATTTGAGTTAATAAAAGACTCTTTATTGCAAACAGATACTTATAATAATAAATATTCTAAATGCAATAATTACGAAAAATTAATTGATAAGTTTAGCGAACTTTCACCACATTTTGAATATAGTATAAAACCGATTATGTACGATGAGTATTAAAAAAAATATAAAAAAATTTAAAACAAAATTATGAGCAAACCATTAGAGATTGAAATGATAAGAATTGCATTAAGAGCAGTTAAAAACAATATTGCAACAATTAGAGACCTTGAATTTTTAGACAGGATTCAAGAAAAATACGGTACAAAAAACCCCGTTGAAATAATACTTTTAACTCAATGATAAATATAAAACAAAAAGCTAAAAATAAAATTTATTCTAATATTCTACATTTAGAGGCAAAGGTTAAACAGTCATTTAAAACAAGACATAAATCTTTAGACAGTTTAAGTTTTGAGCAAAGAATTACAGGCATACAATTCAATATAAATGAATTAAAAGTTTGGAGAAAATTAAAAGACTTGTCAAAATTATGATGTCATTAATTAAATCATTTAACGATGTTGTTTATACAATTCAAAAAAAATATAAACTTAAAACGGTTTTAATTATAATAGGATTAGCAATTTTATTTGATTTAATATTATTCGCAACTTGGATAATTTGCGTCTGGTTTGACTTGGCTTTTATTCACCCAATTGACATTGAAAATATAAGGAATGAACGATAAAGATATAAGATACATTGTAAGGATTTTTTTAATAATTGCACCGATTGCTTGGGCTTTTAGATTAGTCTTTTATTATAACGCACAAATTGACGCAATTTTCATGTTGTTATTTTCTTTAATTATATATAAAAATTCTCCTAATGAATAACGAAGATAACGAACTTGAAAAAATTAATAGAACGACAACAGCTGGAATGGTTTACAATCATGACCAAGAAAATGACTAATTAAAATTATTAAAGAATTTAAAAATGCGTTTTTTTTCATTTTGTTAATGCCGTCCTAAAATACCATTAGGGCGGTTTTTTTTATCTTTACTAAATGGATTCCAATCATTTAGGTTGTTTCGCTGAGTATTTATTCGCCTCAGAATGCACCAAAAGAGGTTTCGTTGTATCAATGCCAATATTAGATTCAAGCGTTTACGATTGTATCATTGACGTAAATGGAAGCCTTAAAAAAATTCAAATAAAGTCAACACAAAAAACACCTTTAAAGCATAGAAAATCAGTTCAAGTTCCTTTGCGAAACGACGATAATAAATATACTATTGAAAAAATTGATTGGTTTTGTATTTATTGCGAATATTTTAACGGCTTTTTTAATTTTCCTAATACTGGGAATATGCAGTCAATAAGATTATCAACAACGGGCAAAAGTTCAAAATATTTTAATAACTTTGTTTTTAATAGTAATTAGTATTTATTATTAATAGTTTTTAATTCTTTAATTGTTTGGAAAGTGTCACATCTTCTTAGTGGCACTTTTTTTTTATCTTTGTTCAAAATACATATTATGAAAATTATTATACAAATTGACATTTTATTACCTACTGGAATAAAAAGAAAGGGAGACGTTATTGACATTGACAATGTAAACGGTCAGGATTTAATTGACAAAGGAATTGGAATAATTGCAAAGGAGCAAAAAATTAAAAAGGAAACTAAGGAACTAAAAACGCCTAAGAAAAAAAGTAAATAATGTATCAAATAAAGATAAACTCAACAACGGGGTCCGAAATAATCTCAACCGCTGACGTTAAATCTTACGCAAGAATTGACACAACTGCGGACGATACTCTAAT